AGTTCGATGGTGAACGATACCTTCTTCAGCCCTGCTGCTTTGAGTAGCCGTTTACCGTTGTCTGAAGCACCCCACTCCTTGCGGTAAGCTTTGTGCGATTCAGAAGCGCTGCGAGCCACATAGCGAGCCTTTACTTCGGGCCTGTTGTAATACTCTTTACGCTTGGCGATGGCTTCAGGCTTCGAGTTATACCTTTCGGAGCGAACTCTAGCAAGCTCTCGCCTGCTAGCGATCTCGGCTTCCGTGTATGGTGTAGCTCTTACCTTAGACATGCGACTCCTCTACCTTAAAAGTCTGCCGCGACAGCCTTGCCCGTCTCAGTGCTGAGGATCGCGTCCGTGCGGCGGATGGGGATGCCGTTGAACATGGTGACCATCTTGCCCTCGACGGTCTCGTCGGTGAGGTTGTAGGCAGCAGCCTTCAGCTTCTGGAAGCGGAGGAAGGTCATCATCTTCCGGTTCATGTAGAACACGGGACGGCAGTTGCTGAGGTTGGGGATACGCTCGGACATCGCGATCATCGCGTTGATGAGGTTGGGGCCAGAGCTGTAGTCGCCCTTCACGCTGCCGACTTCGATGGAGTGCAGACGGCTGACATAACGCCAGTCGCGCACGACCAAGCCCAGATCCCAGCGGTAGTGAGTCCGATAGGCTTCCATGCGACCCGTGAAGTTGGTGTCGTTGCCAGCGTTCTCGACGGTGACCTGTCCCTTGTCAGTGACCGTGAGGCCAGCCTTGGAGTTCTTGGGGTAGATACCGAAGACGGTCTCGGGGCTCCAGCCTACGAGCCAGATCGAGGTGCAGGTGCTGGCGTTGGTGTTGTAAGCGGAGAACATGTTGTCGCTGTTCTCAGCACCAGTGGCAGCATCGAAGCGAGGCGTGAGGCCAGTGAAGCCTTCAGGCACCAGAGCTTCGTTCGCGTAGAAGATCGAGCTAGCAGCCTTCTGGCTCATGGCTTCGATCCAAGCCTTATCCTCGGAGAGGCGGAAGGCAGCGGGGTCGCCGGACAGATCGGCCAGAGCCTTGTCCACTTCAGCGTAGGCTTCGAGCATGCCGCAGCTGTCAGTGATCTGGCTGGTCAAGCTCTTGTCAGGGAGCACACCACCGTAGAGCTTGCGGAACGAAACCGCAGGCAGGCCAGTGCGAGCAGTGCTCTTGTGGCCAGTGGGGAGATTGCCTTCGACGTAGGACATATCGTCGAGGACAGGGTTGGTGAGGTTCAGGATCTCAGCGATGCTGGAGATCTGACCGTTGGGGTCCGTGCGCTTCGCAACGTCGAGAAGCGTGGGGTTGGTAGCTGCAAGAGTGCCCATTGAAGTGGCTCCTTGTTAAGACTTGCGCATTGATGGGTACATCACATCTGCACGACTGCCGATGGACGTGGTAGGGGTGCCGACGATGACGGTGTCTTCTGCCATTGCCTTGCCGATAGTGGCGAGCATTCGAACAAGCTCGGGGTGGCTACCCACAGGGCTTTCCTTCAGGAACTGCTTCAACTCCGGTGTGCCGTAGCGAGCGATGACAGACTGCGCATGCTTCGCTGTGGTGTCGAAGTTGAGCCCACCGATGACAGGGTCAGCCTTGAGCTGCCCTAGCCACTCATCGTGGACCTTGACGATCTGAGCCACTGCATCAGAGTCCTTGGCCTTGTGGTCGGCAGCATACTGATCGATCAGCTTCTGCGCTACCTCGTTGGTCAGGTTAGCTTCGCGGAAGATAGGCTCATACTTGGCCATCTCTTTCTCGTCCAGCGTGACACCCTCTGGTGCTTTGAACTCATACTTCTCCGGGGCACCCACAGGAGCATCAGCCTTCGGAGGGGTCTGTGCTTCAGGTGTGGTGCCTTCGGGGGCTACAGGGTCTGCACCAAGTAGCGTTGGGGTAGGGGTGGGCGCGGTGGCCTCACCTGCCGGGGGTGCGGTGGTCGTTCCCGGTGTGATGACTTCTTCAGACATTGTGCTGCTCCTTTGGTGTGCGGTTTTCGTTCATCATTGCCACGTAAAGCTCGGGGCAGATGTCGTTCAGCTCTTCATAGATCAGCCTCCCGATGTAGCGCTTACCCTCCTTGAAGAATGTTTCGCTGCTGCCTGTGAACGATGTGGAGAAGAACTCGGTGGTGCGGAGGATGCGCCAGATCGTGCGCCTTCCTTCCTTCGAGCCCATGATCACCTTCATGTAGTCCGTGTCTTGGAGTTGGAGGTTTCGCAGCTTCTCCTTTCGCTTGACGGAGCCTACTGGCACCTGGATGTCGAGATCGTCGCTCATCACACACCCTCAGTGATTAGGTCTTCGACGCGAGTGTGCAGCCCGGGGCTGGTTGGTTTGTTGGGGCAGTCGGAGCGTGTGCAGTTGGTAGCCTGCATACTGCGCACTTCGAGAGTCAGCTGCTTGATGCGGAGCTTGTCGAGCTTCTGCTCCTCGCGCAGTGTGCCGATCACCTGAGTCATCTCATGGATGTTGGTGCTGAGATCGTGCAGTGTCTTGTTGAGCGTGTTGAACCAAGCCTTGATGAAGAAGGCGAGCACCAACACCAGTGCAGCGATGCAGCTGACAATGAAGGATGTGACGATTGTGTTGTCCAGCATTTAGGCTCCTGCCATTGGGCCAGCTTGGTTGAGAACGCCAGCCATAGACTGGAGCATCGAGGGGGTGCTTACATCGGTGTCTGCCATGGTCTTGGCTGTGGCTGCTGCCTGCTGAGCCATAGCCATCTGCTGCTGCATCTGCTCCATCTGGGCTCGCTGCTGACGGATCTCCGCAACAGTCTTGGCATCGTTCACCAGCTGGGGAGGAGTGCCGATCATGTCAGCGTAGGAGTCGATGGTCTCGTCAGTGTTGAGCTTGTCCAATGCATCCTGGCGCGTGGTGCCAACAGAGCCGATGAAGCCAACCAAGCGCTCGACAGCTACGACACCCTGGAGCTTCATTGCCTGGGCCATGATGCTGACGTATTCAACCGCGATGTCCTGACCCTGCAGCTCGGGAGGAGGTTCAGGGATGGCACCAGCACGGAGCAGGATGCCGAAGGTGCGCTTGATGAGAGGGTCGAGCATCTCGTCGTTCAGACGCTCCAGCACCGGGCCCATGGCCATCATCTTTTCCTGCTGACGTGCCTGGATCTCAGTGGCTGTGACGTTGCCTCGGTCAATACCGTCGATCATCAGGAACAGGTCTTCGAAGAGCCCCTTCTTGATGCGCTGCTCCACCATCTGAATGCTCATGCCCAGGTGCTGGATGTTGGGGTTGGGCACGTAGTTGGGCTCGACCTTACCGACCAGCTGGTTGTCAGGCACGAAGGTGTTCTCGCCTGCGAGCGTTCCCACATACTCATTGCGCAGCGAGGCCGGCACGTTGCGAGGTGGCTGCACCAGCATGTCCAGGAGCTGAAGGCCACGCTTCTCCTGGGTCTGGAGCTGCATCACATCACCGAGCACGTCCATGCCAGGGCTGATGCCGTAGCTGTCTTCGCCTGTGACTTCCCACCGGGGAGCCATAGCAGCGAACTCATGGGTGCCCTTGAGGCTGAGCAGGTGGTCGAAGTTGCCACCCACTTCGTAGTAGATGGATCGGAAGGGCAGATACATCGACTCCATCTTGTTGGGGTCGTGGTCTGGGTTCTCCTCCATCACATGCTTGATGGTGAACTCCATGTCGAAGGACTTGGTGTTGTAAGCCTCCTTCACAGCACGGGAGCAGTTGTCGAAGCCGAAGTGTGCGACCAGCTGACCCACAGACTGCTTGAACTCACGGTAGACAGCGTTGACGTTGCCTCGGTGCGAGGTGGCGATGGAGTAGCTGCCGATGGGGTAGTGGTAGCAGCGGATCCCATCGTCATCGTCTTCCATCAGTGCGAAGCAGCTGGTGCCGTAGATGAGCAGATCCGAGTAGACCAGGGGCAGAGTGGTGTAGAGGTTCGACTTGAGGAACACCTCGACCATCAGCTGCTTGACGTGATCAAGCCACACCTTCACAGGCTGCACCTTGTTCAGATCGGTGTTGGCTGTCTT